GTTTCCCAGTCACGATCGGAGGCGGTGTTGTTTACTGCTACGAGTGAGAGGGGGGATAGATACCTTGTCAACGAGATTTGGGGCCATGGTGACGGTAAGTGGATAGGGGATAACATTGTTAGATGCTGTAAGCATAATGTGTATCGTGTGAATCGTGTAATTATTGATCCGTTGGCTAAGGGTGATTCCAATCAGGACAGTACGACATACGAAACCATTGCAAGGATATTAGCTCGCCATGACATGATTTTAGAGGTTGCCAGTAAGGACAAAGACAATGGCATTCTGATGATTAAAGACCATCTTGAGGGGCCGAACAAGGAACCATCGCTTTTCATCTTTGACGATTTAATTCGTACTATTTACGAGATTGAGGGTTGGCAATGGGACGAGGACACGCAGAAAGCTAAGAAGAGTGATGACCATTTTATGGAGAATTTATACCGTACTCTTTTGTTGGACACCCATTACTACGAACCTGAAGATGAGGAAGATGACACACCTTCATGGAATGAAAACAGAAGTGCAATCACAGGTTATTAAATGAACGAAACATTACAAACATACATGACATCTGACAATGTAGCTAACTATCTTAATGAAGAAGAACTGGCTGACATTGCGGATAAGGTAATAACTGAATACAAGCTGGACGAATCAAGTCGTGAAGAATGGTTAAATAAGTCTCGCAAGGCACTTGACTTAGCAATGCTAATTGGCGGGTCTAAATCATTCCCGTTTGAAGATGCTGCTAACGTGAAGTACCCAATGATTGCAACTGCTGCTATTCAGTTTGCTGCCAGGGCTTACCCTAACATTGTAAAGGGTAAGGACGTAGTTAAGGGTAAGGTTGTTGGTTACGCTACCCCTGACAAGAGGGATAAAGCCGCAAGGGTTGGCACCCATATGTCCTACCAGTGTCTTGAAGAAATGGAAGAGTGGGAGGACCAGCTTGACTGTGCGTTAACTGCTTTACCGATAGTGGGTTGTGCTTTTAAGAAAACGTACTGGGACGGTTCAAGAAAACGGAATATGTCTGAGTATCGTAGTGCTGAGAACGTTGTTATTAATTATTTCGCAAAGAGCCTTGATACTGCTCCCAGGATTACGGACAAGATCGAGCTTTACCCTAATGAGATAAAAGAACTTCAGCTTGCTGGTATTTTCACGGATGAAGATTTTGGTGAGTCCACAACCACCATAAGGGAAGATCAGGAAAAACAGGATGACCCTGATAAGTCCCATGTGTTCTTGGAGCAGCATCGATGGCTTGATCTTGACAATGATGGTTTAAAGGAACCGTATGTTGTTACGGTACACATGGACTCTGAAAAGGTTGCTAGGATAAAGGCAAGGTTCAGGGGTGACGGTGTTGTAGAAAAGAAGGGCAGGATTGTACGGTTTAAGCCCGAACAGCACTTTACTATGTATCCGTTTATGAAATCTCCAGATGGCGGGATTTACGGTATGGGTTTTGGTGCTTTGCTGTTCCCTATGAACGAGACTGTGAACACCACTATCAATCAACTGTTGGACTCTGGAACACTTGCAAACTCTCAAACCGGCTTTATTGGTGGTGGTCTTTCTCTTGGTCGTGGGCGTGGTGGGGGTAACATGACCTTCACTATGGGGGAATGGAAGCACGTTCGCCATACGGGTGATGATTTAAGAAAAAATATCTTTCCCTTGCCTGTTAGGGAACCTTCTGCTGTTTTGTTCAATCTTTTAGGGTTTATGGTTGAAGCGGGGGAGAAGGTATCTTCTGTTAGTGAGATTATGACAGGGGATCAAAGTGTTCATAACGAACCAGCTACTACGACATTGGCAAGAATAGAACAGGGTCAGAAAGTATTCTCCGCTATTTATAAGAGGGTTTATAGGGGCATGAAAGCCGAGTTTAAGAAGCTGTATCGGCTTAACTATTTATACTTGAACCCTGAAACCTACTATACAGTACTAGACGCTGATAAACCAAGCAAGGTTTTAGCGACTGACTATGATCCTAAAAGTATAGACGTTGTTCCTGTTTCAGACCCTACCGAAGTGAGCGATACACAAAAACTACTCAAGTCTGAGATTTTAATGTCCATGATGGGCAGGGGGTTGAACGACGAAGAAATTATTAAACGCAGACTTGCAGCACTGAATATTGAGGATATTGAAAACCTGATACCATCTACAGGGTATCAGTCACCACCTGATCCGAAGATAGAATTAGAAAAACAGAAAATGGAGCTTGAAAAAGCTAAGTTGGCTCTTGAGGCTGAGAAGTGGCAGATGGAAAAGGTTGAGATACAGAGCAAAGTGGTAAAAAACCTTGCCGATGCAGAGAGTAAAGAGCTTGGACCGCAGTTAGAGAAATATAAAGCAGATATGCAGGGTATGATAGCAAGGGAGAAAGCTAATGCAGATAAGGAAAAACGAGTACAAGGAATGGCTAACTCATCCGGTAACGGTGGAAGTTCGCAAAGTAATGCGGGAACGCAAGGATAGGATTGCCCATGGAGTGTGTGAAAACACACAACCAGAGTTGGTATATGCAGAAATGGTTGGTCGATACAAGGAGATCGACGACTATCTAAACATGAAGTACGAAGATATTTGAGGGGGTAGACATGCAGCAGGGTTACAGCTTTAGTACACCAATCGAAGTAAATGACGTTAAACCGCTAGAATTTAAGGTAATTATCGAACCGGATGAAGTAGAGGCCACAACAGAGGGTGGTTTACACCTACCGGATGTAACAAGAGATAGAATTTCATACGCAGTTGAGACAGGTACGGTAGTGAGCATGGCCGGTAATGCGTTTAGCGATTCATCTATGTTTGCCGAGAAACCGGAGGTAGGAGATAGGGTATTTTTTTCTAAGTACTCAGGTTCGTTATTTGAGATTAGAAAAGACAGGGAAGTTAAAAAATATCGTTTAATGAACGATAAAGACATTTGTGCAATCCTAAAATAGAAAGGACGAGAAAATGGACGTAGAAGAGAGAGCGAAGTTGATGGGTTGGGTTCCAAAGGAAGATTTTAAGGGTGATCCAGACAGATGGACGCCGGCGGAAGATTATGTAGAGAGGGCAGACCATGTAATGCCGATTATGAAAGCGCAGATGAGTAAATACGAGGAACAGCTTCAATCTACAGGGGAGGAACTTAAATCAACCAGGACTGAATTAGCCAACCTTAAAACTACGATGGAAAAGGTTATCAAGGTTAATTCCAAAGTATCTGAGGCCGCATACCAGAGGGCAGTAGAGACTATCAGGAAAGAACAAAGACAGGCGATTAATGATAGTGATGGTGACAGGTTTGAACAGCTTGAAAGAGACAAGGAGAAACTAGAGGCTGCAAGACCCGAAAAGATTGAAGTTGAAGAAAAGCCTGTTATTAATCCTGAGTTTGAAGAGTGGGTGAAAGAAAACGAGTGGTACAATACCGATACTGATTTGAGAGATTATTGCGAAGGTGTTGCCCCCCAGGTTGCAGCGCAGAACCCTCATTTTACTAACAAGCAACTTTATGCTGCTGTTAAGGAAAGGGCCATGAACTTGTTTCCAGACAAGTTTGAGAACCCGAACAGAAAGGAAAAAAGCGCCGTGGCTTCAAGCGACAGACAGGGAGAACAAAAGCCAGCAGGAAAGGGAAAGTTCACTAACCTACCCAAAGAAGCTAAAGATGCATGGGCTTCTATGGAGGGACAAGGGTTGAAGAACATAGATGGAAGTGATTACACCAAGGAAGATTATGCTAAAGATTTTTTTGAGGGAGAATAACAATGAGTGAGTTCAGTTGTGATATTTGCGGAAAATCATTTGACACGAAACAAAAGGTAGCTGTGCATAGGGCAAGCCACAGGGACGAAGTAAAGAGCCGTAAGGAAAGAATACCCGTGGGGGTAAAACGTCCGAACCTTCAGGCTAAGAATCAAGAGGGTAAGGTTCGTAGGTGGGTAAACGATGACCATGGGCGGCTCCAAAGATTTCAGGATGGTGGATACGAATTTGTAGAAGATCCCAATGCTGCCGAGAGTACAGACACTGGAACCCGCAGAAGTAAGATCGTAGATAAGAGAACAGGTAAGAGAGCGTATTTAATGGAGATAGATAAGGAATTGTACGATGAGGACCAGGTATTGAAACAAGGAAGAGTGGATAGAGTGGATAAAGCAATTCAAGAAGGAACCTATGAAAATAAACTTGGGGGTGCTGGCTATAATGCCGGTATCAAGTACCAACCCAAGGATACATAAAGGAGATTAAACGATGGCTAATGTCGATGCCCCTTTTGGGTTAAAACCCTTTAAGCATCTTAACGGAAACCCTTGGAACGGTGTGACTGAGAAATGTCTTGTAGAAGATTCTTATGCCACCGCTGTCTTTGTTGGCGATCCGGTGATTTACACTGGGACTGCTGGTTCAGATGACACCACGGGTCATTATAAGGCTGTCAATGTGGCAACCGATGCTGATACCAACCGTATCTACGGTGTTGTTGTAAGTATTGAGCCGCTTTTGTCAGATTTGTCTAAAACCTACATTCCTGCCTCTACTGGTGGGTATGTAAATGTCTGTGTTGATCCTGATGTGCTGTATTTGGTTCAGGATGAGGGTGGAACAGCCCTTGATGGTGATAGTATTGGCGCAAATGCAGTACTGGAAAGTGCTACTGCTGGCAGTACAGTAACCGGCCTGAGTGGTTGGGAACTGGATACTGGTGATACACCTGCTGCTGATGCGTCTAACCAGGTAATTATCCATGGTATTCACAATGTTGAAGGCAATGCCTTTGGCGTGAACGCTGTTTGGGTAGTACAGATTACTAACCATGTCCTTAGAAGTGGTATGGCTTCCACTGATGAAGGCGCATTAGGCATATAAGGAGGAGTGAAAAATGGCTATAATGTCAACTGGTTCACATCCCAAAGCCTTGTGGGGCCAAGTAAAGGGATGGTTTGGTAAGTTTTATAACGAGCATGCTTCTGAATATCCTGAACTGTTTGAGATCGAAAACAGCAATATGAATTTTGAAGAAGATGTTCAGATTACGGGTCTTGGTTTGGCTCCTGTTAAAGATCAGGGTGGTTCTGTAAGCTACTCTGCCATGAAACAGGGTTGGGTCAAGAGATATTCGCACGTTGTCTATGGTCTCGGTTACATTGTAACCCGCGAAGCTATTGAGGATAATCAATATTCTAAGGTTTCTAAGTCCCATGCGAAAGCTCTTGCTTTTGCTATGCACCAG